GAAGAAAGTCACCCAGGGGTACAGCGGGAAGAATGCCATCAATGCATGGCGCCGTTACTGGGATAACCGCCCGGAAGCAGAGCAGGAGGCACTGGCAGCATGAGAAACAGGGAACTGGCAGAGGCACTGATGAAAGAGCCAGATAACTTCGTGACGATCGGCAAGGGACCAGGAACAGTAACCGATGTCACTCATGCGACCAACGGGATTACGGTTCTGGACGGCGATAAGGCTCTTCCGGGAACTCCGGAATTCGACTATTTCATGGAGGTCGCCGGGCTTTCCGAGCCTGGTGTCTACAACAAGATGATCCGCAGGAGCAATACCCCTGTTCCCGTTTACCATGACCCGCTAGTGAGAGAGCCGACCGGAGGGAATGATGGCTGACGTAAGCATGGCGGCGAGGAAAGCCGCGCTGGCGAAAGGCCAGGCAATGAAGCCGCTGCCGGGATCTGACCGGCCCAGGTACCCGATCAGGAATGCAACGGACCTGGCGAATGCGATAAAAGACTACAACCGGGTGCCCGACGACAAGAAGGCAGGCGTAAAGGCGCACATCAAGAGGCGCGCCGCTGCCCTCGGGCTGACCTCGAAGCTGCCAGACGGGTTCTGATCAGGCTCAGGTGGCGGAAAACCGGACAGCACGCTACAATCACGCGAGAAAGATCCAGCCGGCGCAAGGCCGGGGTGAAGTCAGTCCGAAGGGACGAAACGCATGGGAATGCCAGCGGGCGAGCCGTCAGCAGCCGCGACAGACGGAGGGCAAGATGCCCCTCCGATGAGCGACGCCGACGCGGAAGCCGCGCTGGCCGAGGCAGCCCAGCAGGCCGAGGCAGATGCCCTGGCGAACATGCCGCCAGAGCAGCAGCTCGCCAAGCTGAAGGCCGACCTCGAAGCACAGAAGGCGATCAACCGCAAGCTCGACAAGCGGACGAAAGCCGACGCGCCGAAGCTGGCCGAGCTGGAGCAGCTCAAAAGAGCCCAGCTTACGGAGAGCGAGCGGAACGCAGCCGACAGGCAGGCGGCTGATGCCCGCGTGGCGCAACTGGAAGGAGAGCTGCTCAGGACACGGCTCGCCAGGGCTTATCACCTGGACGACGAGCTTGTCGAGCTGCTCGGGAATGGCACCGAGGAAGAGCTGACCGCAAGGGCCGAGCTTCTTGCTAACCGGGTGAATGGTAGGGGCGCGCAAGGCGCTGGAGGTCAGGCTGCAAACGGCAGTGCCGACATGCAGAACCTGATCAGTCAGGGGAACATGCCCTCGGTCCCGCAGGGGACAGCAGGGCGCGTTTTCTCTGGGAACAGGCCAGTGGAATCACTGCGTCCTGGAGCCCTTCCAGCGGGAGCCTCGACGCGGCCGACTTCCAAGAATGACCTGTTCCGGTCAATGTTCGAAAAGGAACAGTAGCAGCCCCGTATTCCGGAATTTCCTGGCGGGCTGCCCTTTCTTGAAAGGCTGCCATGCCCACTTACAATGCGATCATCGGTCGTAATACGACCGTCGCGACTCAGGACTACCAGGATGCCCTGGTTCCCGAGCCGCTTTCCAACGAGATAATCCAGGAAATGCCGAAGCACTCGGCGGCGCTCTCCCTCATGAAGGGCGTGCGGCTTTCCAGCAAGACCCAGCGGATGCCAGTCCTGGACGTGCTGCCCAGCGCGTACTGGGTCGGTACCGGAATGGACACCGGTCTCAAGCAGACCACGGACCAGGCCTGGAAGGGCGTCACTCTGGTCGTGGAAGAGCTGGCGACTATCGTCCCGATTCCCGAGGCATATCTGGCCGACGCCGATGTCCCGATCTGGGATGAAGTTCAGCCCCGGATGGCCGAGGCTGCGGGCGCGCTGATTGACAGCGCGGTCCTGTGGGGTACCCAGAAGCCGAGCACATGGGGGACTGCCCTGTGGACCGGCGCGAACACGGCCGGCAACATCGTCAATGACGGCTTCGTGTGGAACGGGATCAACGGCAACAGTGCCGAGGCTGCCGACTTCGGCCAGACGATCACTTCCATGGGCGACATGATGGCCCAGACCGGTTACACCGTGAACGGCTTCGCCGCGCGGCCGGGAATCGACTGGCGCCTCATGGGGCTCCGTTCCGAGCAGGGCATCCCGATCTACGCGGGCGACCTCCAGAATGACACTCCGACCGGGCGCCTTTACGGGCGCAAGCTCAACATGGTCGAGAACGGCTCCTGGAACAACGAGGCTCAGGTGATCGCGGGCGACTTCAACAAGGCGATCATCGGAATCCGCCAGGACATGACCTACAAGATGTTCGACCAGGGCGTGATCTCGGACGGCTCCGGTGTCGTGCAGCTCAACCTGATGCAGCAGGACGCCATTGCGATGCGGCTCGTGATGAGGCTGGCGTTCGCGGTGTGCAACCCGGTCACCATCATGCAGCCATCGGAGACGATCGACGGCGCTTCCTCGACCGTAATGCGCTGGCCTTTCGCGGCAATCGCCACCTGATATCCGGCGGGACTGCCGGCCGAATGTCGCTTTAGCTGGATTTTCGCAGTGAATTTCCGGCGGAATTAGGAGAGGAACGTGCCCGAGTATTTCACCGAGACCCTCTACGAGGGAACTCCGGGAACCGTCACCGGATTGCTGGCCACTGTGCCGACCGGGCAGGACTGGCTGGTTGACGAGATTCTCGCAACCAATACCACGACTGCTTCCGCGACGCTCACGCTGAACCACGGCGTCGCGGGCGCTGCTGCCACGACCAGCAACCAGCTCGCCTCTGCCCAGGCGTGCGCAGCCAACACCGAGACGCAGATCCTTCCCAACCCGCCGGCCGGGCTGGAGTTCAAGGAGGGCGATGTGCTGCGCGGGCTCCAGGGGACCTCGGGCGCGCTGAACATCCGCGTTACCGGCCGCGTCCGGCCGCACAACTGACCGCCGCTGCTACTTAGTCCGGGCTGACCGAGAGGGAGATGAGAGATGACCACGTATGTCCCCTTGTTCGGCCCGGACGAGGTAGCCCGGCGGCTCGGGCGGTCGTTGTCGGATACCGAGCAGCTCAAGTGCGGGGCACTGATTCAGGACGCCACGGCGCAGATCGTGAGGTACTGCCGCCGTGACTTCCAGTTGCACATGAACGAGACCAAGATTTATTACGGTCATGACTCAGAAATCCAGATAGAACGGCCGGCCATCTGGACGGGCAACCCCAGGAACGCGATTTCCTCCCTGATCGCGATCGGCGGCGGAATGGGCCTGCCGGACGTTCCGATTACCTGGTTCACTTTCGACGGGATCGATCGCATTAAATACGCCCAGGGAAGAGGAATCATCAATCTTCCCGAAGTGTGGTTCGAAACGGATATGTACCCGGGCACTTTCGAGGTCACTCACTCATGGGGATACCCGGAGGTTCCCGATGAGGTAGTCGCCGTGGGAGCCAATGCGGTAATCGCGGTCATGACCACGCCGACGCAGGCGGCGGGTCTCATCGGGGAATCGATAGGCCCGTATGCCTACCGGCTGGAAAGAAGCGGAGGCGGTCTCACCGTTGCGCTTACCCAGTCGGACCTGAACTGCCTCAAAGATTTCCGGAACGATATCGAGACAGTATCCCTGAGGCTGAGATGACAATTAATGTCCCGCCGGTCGTCGGCGTCAACGGGATTACCGTTACCTGGCAGACGGCATTCGACTCCGGGGAAAGAGACCGGGGGAATGTCGTCCTCGGGTATGCGGATTCTCAGGTAGGCCCCCGTGCTTTCGTGCCGGGTTCGGAGGCCGAGGCGACTCAGGGAGCTATCCAGGTCACCGCCCTGTCGGAGATCTACGTTCCGGCCGGGACTCCGGTCACCCCGCAGGACAGGGTGATCCTGCCGGACGGCACGCGCTGGCAGGTCATCGGCCAGGCCAACCCGTTCGGCAGCCCGTTCACCGGCAACCAGGGTCCGACCCAGGTCAGGCTGCGCCGGGTAACCGGCGCGACTGCGCACAACGCAATTCAGGCGGTGAACTGAATGACGACTTACACAGGCAGCTATTCCGGGGTGGGCGAGATGCTCAACTCGGATTTCATGCTGGCCATGGTCCAGTCGCACGGACAGGCCGTCCTGGACGAAGCAGAGGCGACCGCGCCGGTCTACGAGGGACCGAGCGGCGACCCGCACCGGGGACGCTACAAGGAGAGCTTCCGGCTTGAGGTAACAGCTCACGGCGGAAGGAAAGGAGACCGGGCCTGCGCCTATATCTGGAATGACTCCCCGGAGGCGGCGGTGGTGGAATTCGGGTTCTC